CGTCTATATCGTTCGACGAAAACCGGCAGGCCATGGGCGCGCGGGTGCTGGAGGGCCTGACCTATGCTGCGGGCGAGACGATCGTCTGCGCCCGTGATGGTCTTGCGTTCGGCAATCGTTGGCGTGACGCGCGCCCCGAGGGCCGGTCTGGTGACGTGTCGCCATGGCTCGCTCACGTGGCGCGCCTAGTGCCTGATGCAAAGGAACGTGAGCACTTACTAACTGTGCTGGCCTTTAAGGTCCAGCATCCGCGCGTTAAGATCAATCACGGTATCTTGTTCGCGGGCGTGCCCGGTTGCGGGAAGGATTCGCTTTTCGCCCCGTTTTTGTACGCGATTGGCGGGCGTGACCTTGGAAACGTGGCGCTGGTGCGGAACGAAGAGGTTACGAGCAGCTGGGGCTACGCGCTTGAGTCTGAGGTGCTGGTGGTCAACGAATTGCGCCAAGCGGAGGCCAAAGACAGGCGCGCGCTTGAAAATCAGCTCAAGCCGCTATTGGCTGCGCCGCCTGAAGTGCTGCCCGTCAATCGCAAGTATCTTGCGCCTTACATGTCGGCGAACCGCTTGCTGGTGATCGCCTTCTCCAACGAGCGCATACCGATTGCGTTGCCTAGTGATGACCGGCGCTGGTTCGTCATCTGGACCGCAGCGCCCCGTATGACCGAGGCCGACTCATCGGCGCTGTGGGCGTGGTATATGGCGGGCGGCCGTGAAACGGTGGCCGGGTGGCTGCGCGTGCGTGACGTGTCGGCGTTCGAACCTGGCGCGACGCCCATGGTCACCGAAGCCAAGCGCATGATGACCGAAGCGGGCATGTCACCCGTGGAATCCTACCTTCTGGAATTGATTAGGGGGCGTATAGGCGAATTTTCTTCGGGTGTGGTGTCTGCCCCTTGGCAAGAACTTTGCGGGCGCCTGAGCGCGTTAGCGCCCTCCGGAGCGCGGGTGCCTGTATCGGCGCTGTTTCACGCGCTCGCGGAGGGCGGGTGGTTGGATTGCGGGATGTGTCACTCGCGCGAGCATCCGACAAAGCGGCACCTGTATTGCGCGCCTGACCTTGCGGAGCTGGGCAAGGCTGAGCTGCGAAGGCTGAGCGAGCGCCCGCCGAGCGGAGGGGCGCTGCGAGCGGTGAAATAAAAAAGGGCGCCTACGGGCGCCCTGGTTGTTTACAGGCGCAGCACGATCGCCAGCACCGCGACTAGCAGACCGACTAGGATTGCTGCGGTCATTCGATTTCGCGCGCTAGTTCAAAGTAAAACCATGCGCCCGCGCGATCGCGTACCCGTGCGGGTTCAAGCGCGTCATCGAGCGCGTCCGCGATCGACTCATCAACGAACCCATCAGGATAGCCGGCACCGATGAATTTGGCGTGCGGAGGGATTTCAGCAAAGCTTCGAAGGGTTTTCATGGTGCCTCCTATATGATGTTGCGGGCCATGCAATATTGATCGACCGCGTCGGCCACTGGCGCGCCAGAATGGAAATAGTGAAGGACCGCCGGCCATTCTATGCGCCCCGATAGTTGAGGCGCGCGGGTCAATAGCAGATCAGAGAATCGCGCGCAATAGTCCGCTTGGCGTTGCGCTTTAGTCTCACCATAGTGTCGTTTCATGATGACAATCCAAAAAAGAGTGCGCAACCGAGCGCGATGCCGGCGGCGATGAAGATAGCCCATTCGATAAGGTTTGATGGCATGGTTTACATCTCCTGAATGACAGCTTGGATTTTGGCGCGCGTCTCGAAATCGAACTGACGGCGCAAATTTTTCGCAATTTCCGTGCATGCCTTGTACATGTTCAGCGCTTTGATGGAATCATCGGAATACCCGTAGTTGTCGCACCAGTCGGAGAAGTTCTCATCAGCGGCGCTTGCGTCGTTGAAAAGAGAGCACATGACGTCAGCGACAGTTGGCTGCATCGGGCGCCCGGTTCGCTTGTTGCGTTGACTTGTGCCGGTGTAATAGGTCGTAATCCATTGCTTGCCTCGCTTACCGATAGTCACGCACCAAGCATCAACAATTCGGAGCTGGTCATCGCCCCATGGGCTTGGCATCTCGCCGATCAATTTGATTTCCACGAACAAGGTTTCAATGTCGAATTCGGTAGATTGCATGGCGTATTTCCAAAAGAGGCGCGCCCGTAGGCGCGCGGGTTAGTTAGACTGCGAACGCGGGTTTGCCCATGTATTTCAATTCGTCACCGTCCATGCGCAATGGCATGAGAAGCCCAATCGCGCCCGGTAGATTGGTGACGACGGACGGCGCGCTGCCATTGTGATTGATGTAGGGTCCGTACGATCCGCCCAGCAACTTGCAAACGTCGCCGAATCCGCTCACATAGTCGGCATTGAATTGAGCAATTTCGCCAGATGTTGACGCCGGGACAATCCGGCGCCAGTCAGGAAACTTCCCGTCAATCGGCGCCGTGACGGCGCTGGTGGCGCCCGTGACAGTGATGCTGGTTTTGCCCTTGATGATGACTTCAGCATCTTCCGGGTGACGGGTATCGGGCGCCGTTGTAATGTCAATGTGAATCGGCAGCGTGACGCGCCCGACTTTCGCGGGTTTGACTGCCTCAAGCGTCTCTCGCGGAATGACGTATTCGCCGGGCGCGAGTGCTTCGATATTGTCGACAGCGACAGGGTAGGCGAGCAGCCGGTGACCGTCAGTGGCGACTAGCACGACGTCGCCATTGGCGCGCGCGTCGACGGATATGCCGTTCAGATAATACCGCACGTCGTGCTTGGCGGCGCAGATGAGAAGGGCTTTGATGATGGAATGATCGATGGTGATTTTCATGGCAGTGTGCTCCAGGTAGCGCGCCCCGACGTGGAGCGCATGAACAGCATGATGTCACAGATTTTGTAGCAGTGTCAAGCGGTGCTCTAAACTTTGTATCATTTTTGACTACCCCACGCAAAACGTGTTGCGGGGCGCGACAAGTCTTGTGGCGTGGGCAGATTAGGGCGCGCGTGGGCTAGGGGCGTGGGCGGCGCTGGATATAGGCGCCCCCCTAGGGTGGGGTACTGTGGGGTAATAGGTAGTATCTTAAAAATGTTTTGTGTTTATACTGTATATATATCCAGTAACATCAGACGGGCTATAAACAATAGCGTGGGGTGGTACCCCACAACACCCCACACTCGGCGCCCGCAGCCCCGCGCCGACAGCCGGGTAGCGTGGGGTACCCCACGCAAAACATAAAACCGGTTTGTTATTGGGCTACCCCACGCCGCCCACAAATCACAAGGGCATGCGCCACTAGGCAAGCGCCTGTCGATCCGTGGGGCACTACCCCACGCCACCCCACGCGCCCAGGGCAGCGTGATGTTATAACGTAACATCCGCGTGACGTGATAACGTATCGCCATGTGACGTGATAACGTAACGCTGGCAGCTCGGGGCCGTGCGGGTGAGAGCCCCCGGGTAGGGCCGGCGACCGGGCCGGTCAAAAACGGAGGGGTCGCATCAGTTTTTTATTTTTTATTGCAATGCTATAATTACCTGTCACATAAATTGTTACAGCCATGACCTTCCAATCCTTGCCGCTTACCGCGCGCAAACTAGAGGCGACCGAGGCGCGCTTGCAGCGCATCTACGAGGCTGCCAAGTTGGGTCTGAAAGGTGACTCGCTGGCGTTAAAGGCTGGCATGCTGCCGACCGAGTATCGGCGTCTGTGCGAGATGGACCCCATCGCCGAGATGGCAGAACAGAAGGGGCGCGCTGACGCAGAAGGGGCGCTTGCGGCTGTGATGATGGACGCCGCGCTTTCCGGCGACACCAAAGCGGCGCTAGAGATCCTTCGTCACAGACACGACTGGGTGGCCAAGCAACAAGTGCAGATCGACGTGGCGCAGCAGATCAGCGTAATATCAGCGCTTGAGAAAGCAGAGCAGCGCGTCATCGACGTGCAGGTAACAGAGCGACTGGAGCCAACACTTGCAGCAGCCGATCTACAACGCCTCTGACGAACAGCTCTTGATGACGCGGCTCTGGCAGCCGCGCATCAAAGACGACCCGGAAGCGTTTGTAAACTTTGCGTTCCCGTGGGGGCAGCACGGCACGCCACTGGCCAACTACAAAGGCCCGCGCAAGTGGCAGCGCCAGGTGCTGCGGAAGATTACGCAGCACATCAAAGACAACGGCGGCAAAGTTGACTACAACGTCTTCCGGCTGGCGGTCGCGTCAGGCCGAGGGATCGGTAAGTCCGCGCTAGTCAGTTGGCTCGTGCTGTGGATGCTCTCGACGCGCATAGGATCCACGACAATTGTGTCGGCCAACAGTGAGGCGCAGCTCCGGTCAATCACCTGGTCAGAAATCACCAAGTGGCTGGCGATGATGATCAACAGCCATTGGTTTGAGATCAGCGCAACCAAGGTCGCACCGGCTAAGTGGCTGGCAGAGATCGTCGAGCGGGACTTAAAGAAAGGCACGCGCTTCTGGTCCATCGAGGGGCGTTTATGGTCGGAAGAGAACCCGGACGCTTACGCCGGTCTGCACAACCTGGACGGCGTGTGTCTGATTTTTGATGAGGCGTCAGGTATTCCAGACTCGATCTGGCAGGTGGCCGCTGGTTTCTTCACAGAGAACACGCCGCACAGGTTCTGGTTTGCTTTCTCCAATCCGCGCCGCAACCAAGGCTACTTCTTCGAGTGCTTTAACTCGAAGCGCGACTTTTGGTCGACCGAAAACATCGACGCTCGCGACGTCGAGGACACTGACAAGCAGGTCTACGAGCAGATCATCGCGGAGTACGGCGAGGACTCGATACAGGCCAAGGTCGAGGTGTACGGGGAATTCCCGAGCGCAGGCGACGATCAGTTCATCGGACCCGCGCTGGTCGATCAGGCGTTTGCCCGACCCAAGCACAAGGACGAGACAGCGCCTATTGTCATCGGCATCGACCCAGCCAGGTCGGGCGGTGACTCGACGGTCATCGCGGTGCGCCAAGGGCGTGACATCATCGCGATTAAGCGGTACCGGGGCGATGATACGATGACGACTGTGGGGCACGTCATCGACGCGATCGAGGAGTACAAACCGACGCTGACGGTGATTGACGAAGGTGGGCTGGGGTACGGCATACTTGACCGGCTGGTTGAACAGCGGTATAAGGTGCGTGGGGTCAACTTTGGCTGGAAAGCCAAGAACCAAGTGATGTGGGGTAACAAGCGCGCTGAGCTGTGGGGTGCGCTGCGGGACTGGTTAAGAACTGCGTCGATCGCGCCAGACAGGCAACTGAAGGCGGATCTGACCGGGCCGAAGACCAAACCCGACTCAAGCGGTACGATCTTCTTGGAGAGCAAGAAGGATATGAAAGCCAGGGGTCTAGCTTCTCCTGACGCCGCCGATGC